ACCCGGAAACGGGCGAAGTTTTCCAAGATAAACGTAATGCTATTCACTACGAAAACATGAGTGTGGCCATGGTTAACAGCTTATCTAATCAAGGGCAAGGATGGATTTATCAAATGGTATTTGGTAGCGGCGGCACCACTGTTGATCCTACTGGTCTTATCACATATCTTACTCCTAACACAGTGGGAGTAAACACTGGTTTGTATAATCAAACTTATGCTAAGATTGTAGATCAAAACGCTACAGAAAACGTAGATCCTACAAGAAATAAAATGGAAATACGTCATATCAGTGGTGCTACTTATAGTGATATTATTATTAGTTGTTTACTTGATTACGGTGAGCCGGCTGGCCAGCAAGCGTTTGACAACAGTCAAGATATGAACAGTAACTTTGTATTTGATGAATTGGGTTTAAAAAGTTTTAATCCTACAGGAGAAGGCAAGTTGTTAACTCATGTAGTTTTTCACCCTGTGCAAAAATCATTGAATAGATTACTTCAGGTAGACTATACAATCCGTGTACAGAGCTTAACAGGTTTCACAGAGGTCTAATAAATGCCATATATCGTAAATTTTACAGATAGAGAAAACAAGACCCCAATTACGGTCTATGACAACACCTCTAACGCAGACACTAGTTTAAATTTTCCAGGACGTAACGTTACTGGATACGGACAAATTATTGCTGAAAACTTTTTAGCATTGTTGGAAAACTTCTCAAGTGCTAATGCTCCAACCAACCCAGTTGAAGGTCAGCTATGGTATAATAGCCTAGATGGAATCTTACAAATTTGGGATAATACACAATGGAAAGCAGCTTCTAACATTCAAAAGAGTTCAAATACACCTAGCGTTGAAACTTCAAGAGTTGGAGAGTTGTGGGTAGACACTACCAATCAACAGCTTTACATATTTTCTGGAACAAGTTGGATTCTAGTAGGACCAAATTTTTCAACTGGACTCCGAAGTGGTCCAGTTGTTGAAGTTTTAATTGACAGCGATAACTTTGAACGAGTTGTTTTAACAATCTATGTAGAAGATAATCCAATTATTATTATCAGCAAAGACAGTTTTACTCCAAAGAATTCTATCAATGGTTTTACATCAATCAAATCGGGTATTAATATTACTACACTTGATATTGGTGAAGGAGGATTTCTTCCTAAGTTTTACGGAACCGCTCAGGCAGCAGACGCATTGAACATTGCAGGAACAGCCGTTGCAAGTTCTAAGTTTTTAAGATCTGATACAACTAATACCACAGAACAGGGCTTCAATATTAGAAACAATTCGGGTCTAACAATTGGTGTTGATAGTAATTTTAGTTTAACAAGTTCAGCAACGTCTGCAAAAATATACAACTCTACAGCAGGTGCAAGTATTGATCTGCAAACAAATAGAAACGGTATTCCCGATACGGTAGTAAAAATTGTTAACACGTTTGTAGGAATTAATAATTCCGCCCCAGACGAATCGTTGGTGGTGTCTGGAAATATTAAGACAGATGGCAATTTGATCGTTACTAACACTACAGAAAGCACAAACTTTAATAATGGTTCGATTAGAACTGCTGGCGGAGTAGCAATTACTAAAAATGCTTTAATAGGCAAAAATCTTGATGTCTATGGCCAGACTATCACCACATCTATTGAGCCCAGAGCCAATGAACAATATGACAGTGGAACTATTACACGTAGGTGGAATACAGTTAGAACTAAGACATTAATTGCCGATACTCTAGTTGGTGCGTTGGAAGGTAATATTATTGGTAATGCTACTACGGCAACTAACTTAAAGTTCCCAACTACATTTAGAATGCAGGGCGATGTTACCGCAGCAAACTTTACCTTTGACGGACAAGCAGGCGGAACAACAAAAACATTTGAAACAGTTATTACATCGGGTATTATTTCAAATAAATTAGAACCTAGTCCAAACGTCAGTAAGAAAGATGACTATGTACTAGTTTTTAGATCTGGACAAGGTCTGTTAAAACAAACCAGGAACGTTTTTGTAGGAGATCTAGGAATTCCTATTGGAACTATTTTACCTTATGCAGGTGCTAGTGCTCCATATGGTTATTTGTTCTGTGACGGCAGCGAACAGGAAATTGCCAAATACCTTGATTTATATAATATTATTGGCAATACCTACGGAACACCTTTTAGAGGCCAGAATGGATTAACTTTTGTACTGCCTGATTTGAGAGGTCGTTTTCCTCTAGGAAAACACAATATGGATAATAATAATACTGTACCGTTAGGCGGTGGCTTCGTTGACGGCGGCGGAGGACTCCCTACCAGTGAAATCATTCCTGCAGGTAATTTTGTCATAGGTAAAAGATACACAATTGTAAGTGTTGGTTCAACTCCGTGGACATCTATTGGTGCATCTAGTGCCGTAGCAGGTGTTACATTTACTGCAACAGGAGTAGGTACTGGCACAGGTACTGCGGCATTTGTTGCTAGAGTAGATGATTTGCAAGCATCTACCCTTGGAGGATCTAGTGGAGATTATAGAAATACTTTAACAGTTTCTAATTTACCACAACACGAACACGATATGCGAGCAGTAAATGATGCAGGAACTAAAGGTAACCAATACTACGCCACAAGATTAGATACAGCAAGTCCTCCCGGAATTGAGCCCGGTGAAGGTGCATTCTTAGGCCGAGGTCCAACAACACCGGGTCAGATGCAATATCTACCAACTTCTGGCGGTATACAAGGATATACCAATGCTCAACTAGGACAGAGTTTTAGCGTTATGAACCCATATCTAACATTGAATTACATTATTAGATCTGGCCCACCAATATTTTAAGAGATTGATATGGCATATATTATTACTAAATCAGACGGTACTACTTTAACAACAGTATCAGACGGCCAAATAGATGACTTGAGCACTGATCTCGTTTTGATTGGTAAAAACTATAGCGGGTTTGGAGAAGCATTTAACGAAAATTTAATTAGATTGTTAGAAAATTTTGCCAGCTCAAGTAGACCAACAAGACCTATCAGAGGACAAATTTGGTTTGATGTTACAGAACTTAAATTAAAAGTTTATAATGGAACAGCGTTCCAACCAGTTAGCTCCGCATCCATTAGTGCTACGCAACCGACGACATTAACACCGGGCGATCTTTGGTTCGACGATACCAACAAACAACTATATTTCTATGACGGTGTAAACACTTTACTGTTAGGACCTCAATATGGTCTAAGCCAGGGCCTAAGTGGAATTAAAGTATCAACAATTCTTGATACACTCAATCAAGAAAAAATTATTACCAGTCTTTATAGCAACGGTACATTAATTGGAATATTTTCTAGTAATGAAAATGAGTTTAGTCCAAAAATTCCAATCGCTGGTTTTAGCGGATCAATTATTCCTGGATTTAATGCAGGATCAATTGCCGGTATTAAATTTAATGTTACAGCAACCAATAGCGATAAACTAGGAGGTAGATTAGATACTTCGTATGTTAGATCTGATACTAGTGGTATTATTAATGGACGTTTGGGTGTAAGCAACGGTGTAGAAATTGGTGATGGTTATACTGGACGTTTGTTAATTAGTAACGGTGATTTGCTTTTACAAAACGTTCAATTAAACAAATTAGTTAAGATTAGTGCTAATAGAAGTAATATTCAGGATGACGTTATTATTATTGAACCCAGCAGTAAAAGTGTAAAGATCTATGACGGGTTTACAGATTGTGAAGTTTCAATTGGCGGCAGTCTAGTAATTGAAAAAAATCTTACAGTATTAGGTGACATTGTTTCGGTTGACGTTGCTAATTTAAGAGTTGAAAATAAAAACATTGAACTAGGTATTACCTCGGACAGTGTATTATTAGATAATGCTGGAGTTGACGGTGGCGGCATTATTTTAAAGTCGTTAGACGGAGATAAAGAAATATTTTATAGCCAGGCTAGAGATGCCTGGATCATGAATCAAAATTTAGATCTTGAAGTTCAAAAGTCTTTTAGAATAGGTGGCATTGAACTTTTAAAATACAACGAAGGTCTAAGCACATATGAACTTACAAGTGCAGTTACTAGAGCAACTGGTATTAGTATTTTTGGTACTCAGAGTGAATGGACAGTAGATAATGTTTATACTAATACAAACAGGATCTCTATTATTAATTCTGCAGGGAATTTAGAATTAGAACCAACATCTGGTAGTAATATTGCATTGATTGGGACACCAAAAATTACAGGCATGGGTGAGCCATCTGGATTATCTGATGCTGCAACAAAAAATTATGTTGACACACAATTAAAGGCAAGAAGTCTAGCATTTACATTTGAAATCAGTGACGGTATTTCAAATAACGATATTGCTGGTTGGTTGGAACAAGTAGCTCCTGTAGCAGAATATGACAATGGCACAGTTGCAAGATTACTATGTACAATTACAAGTATAACCACTCAGTCTGTTGATATATCTACAAACATAGGCGAGTCTACGGCAACGTTTAATACGCCAACAGGTACAGCATCAGCTGTTACTGATGTTACAACAACTCCGTTGGTTATTGCTGGTGCTGCTTTAAATATTTCTAGACTTATTAAAACTTTTGAAATAATTGCGGGTGCATGGACTTTTGTGTCATAATTTGGAGCGATAAATGGCATACATTATAAACAGATCGGACGGAACAGAACTTACAATTATCGACGATGGTGTATTGGATAATAGTACGCCGCTGGGTCTGATCGGAAGAAACTACACCGGATACGGTGAAGTTCAAAATGAAAACTTTGTTTTCTTACTTGAAAATTTTGCTAATATTAGCCCTCCGGCTAGAGCACTGTTAGGACAGATATGGTATGACACATCGGCTAAAGCTCTAAAAGTTTACAGTAACGGACCAAACAACACAAAGGTGTGGTTGTCTATTGGTAACGGCACAGTAAGTGAAACAGAACCCGGACATAGTGTTGGAGGTCTTTGGTTAAAATCAACAACTAATCAATTATATGTCAGCGACGGAACAACCTGGAGATTAGTAGGTCCAGAGGCGGCTGAAGGTTTTTCTACAACAAAATTAACCAGTACAAGAGTAAAAGATCAAACAGGCGTTTATCATGCTGTGATCTTTGTTGAATTAAACGGCGAAAAAACTGCAATACTTTCTGCAGATGAGTTTACCTTAGATCCAAATGAGGGTTTAGGGCCTTATTTTACTGATTTGAAAAGAGGATATAATCTAAAGAGCGGACAATCTTTTGTTGGAAATTTATTAGGAAATGCAACAACAGCTACTAAATTTGCAACTTCTAGAAATATTAATGGAGTAGCATTTGACGGTACAGAAAATATTACAATCAAATCTTCTACAACCTTTGCAATTAAACCCGGTGATTATGTATTAGGTAATGATTTTGATGGAAGTATAGAAGGCACATGGAATATTGATGCCAGTCCTGAAAACTTAATTGGCAAAATAGTTGCTCGTGACGGATTTGGTGCCTTCAGTGCAAATTATGTAACAGCTGATTTATTTGGAGATGTTACAGGCAATGTCACAGCAACTACCGGTACAAGTTCTTTCAATATTGTTAGAGCTAACGAAGTTATTGCTCCAATAGTACAGGGAAATGCTAGTACAGCTACAAAATTAAGTACCCCTAGAAAAATTAACACAGTTAACTTTGACGGTACATCAGATATTACATTACCAGTTCCGGCTGAAACTTTAATTGGTAATACATTGGCACCTAATGTTGTTAACTCTAGTCTAATTACTCTTGGAAAGTTAGAATATTTAGAAGTTGAAGCTCCTGGTATCATTATCGGTGACGGTAATAATTTAAACCTAAGAGTTGAAGGTTTTACTCCAACCTTGGAAGCTGAAACCAGCGGTGCTTTAAAACTTAAACTAGCTAACGGTGCATGGAATTATGCATCAACAACTGTTACATTATTATCGGCTCAGCAGTCTGCATCTTACGGAGTAAACAATCCAAGTTTAATTCCAGATTTTCTTTTAGGCACAGATGTAACAAGAATGCCAGTACTGGGCTTGCCTCAGTTTAAATGGAGAAACATCTATAGTAATGCAGCAACATTATCGTCGCTGGTCACTGATACAATCAGCGGAACAACCACAGCCGATACTGTAACTTTTACTAAAAATGTTATAGTTACAGGAGCAACTTATAGTGCGTTAGTAGGTAACGTTACTGGTAATTTAACTGGGAATGTTACTGGTGCTGCTAGTCTCAACATGCTCAAAGCTGGAGATACCTTAACCGGTGACATTACATGGAATACATCTAGTAGAGGTCTTGTATGGTCAATGAACACAGACTCTGCTAGTATCAAATATTACAATACCGCAGACGGTGCTATTGATAATAGATTAGAATTTAACACCGGCGACAATACTAACGAATTCTTTAGATGGACTCATACAGTAGGCGGAAGCACCTATGAGTCTATGAGATTAATGCCAAATACTTCTGGCGGTGCAGAATTAACTGTATCCGGTGCTGTAACAGTTAGTGGAAATGTAACATTATCTAGTGGTTCTTCAACTTTTCAGGGTCGCGGATCTGGTATTACTGATTTAAATGCATTTAATCTTGCATCGGGTACTGTTCCTCCTGCACGTATGTCTGGTACATATGCAATTAATGTAACAGGCAATGTCACAGGTAATTTAGTAGGTAATGTTACTGGTAATGTTACAGGCAATCTTACTGGTAATGTTACAGGTACAGCCAGCGGCAACCTTGCAGCATCTGGCGGAACAATGACTGGAGATTTAAACTGGGCTACTTCCGGAAGAGGCATTACTTGGGGAATGAATACAGATGGTGCAAGTATTCGTTTTTATAATGTGGGCGACGGTGATACTGCAAGTCGTTTAGAGTTTCAAACAACAGACAACGGTAACGAATATTTCAGTTGGACACATGCCTTAAGCGGTGGTGGCACAATTGAATCGATGCGATTAGTACCAAACAGTACAGGTAACGCTTCTCTAACTGTTTATGGTAATGCAACTATCAATGGAACTACAACAGGAACGTTTAGCGGTACTGGTACAAGCCTAACTTTAGATGCAAGTCGATTAACCACAGGTACAGTGCCGTCTGCTAGATTGTCCGGCACATATGCTATTAATATTTCTGGTAATGCTGCAACCGCTACAACAGCTTCAACAGCTACAGCTAATATTCAACGTTCGGGCGATACAATGACTGGACGTTTGGGGCAACATACGTCTGGTTTCCATGCAGCTAGTCTAGAAAATATTGCCAACAGAACCAACAGCGGTTTCTTTGATTGGCCAAATCCATCAACAGCCAACGGATGGCCAGTTAACGGTTCATGGTATCATTTGTTGTCATCTACTCATGTAAATGATGCAAATTATTATGCTATGCAATTTAGTGCAGACTTTTATGCACAAAATTTGTACTACAGATCTACTGCTGGTAGTGGCACAACTGCTTGGAATAAAATTTTACATAGTAATAATTACAACGACTACGCTCCTACTAAAACAGGCGGCGGTGCAAGCGGAACTTGGAATATTAATATCAGCGGTAACTCTGCTACTGTAAGTTCTATTTCATCGTCACAGATTACTAATGCACTGGGTTATATTCCAGTAAACCCATCAAATTTAACTAACCAAGCAGGCGGTGCTGCTAGTTTTACTTCAGGCACATTTTCAGGACAACTTAACTTATCAACAGCAGGTATACGATTCCCAACTGATCCGTTTGGCGGCGGTGGCGATAATGCTAGAATTGTAGTAGAAAGTGTCGGTGGCGAAAGAATGCGTCTACGTTTTTACGTAGAAAATGATGCTGGAATTACAACAGTAGACGATAAAGCTGAATTTATTGTTCCCGATAATAACAGTTTACTAATAAACGGGCACATAGTTTTAAATGCAGCCAACTACAACAGTTATTCTCCAACATTATCGGGCAGTGGTGCAACTGGTACATGGGGTATCAACATCACAGGAAATGCTGCATCTGCTTCGTCTGTGGCATGGAATTCAGTTTCTGGTAAACCAAATATTGTTTTAAACGATGGCGGAACCTACGGAATAAACATTTCGGGTAATGCTGGAGCAGCTAGTACAGCACCTCAAATTTACAATTTAGGAAATGTCACAGCTGAATCTAATGGCTCAGCTGAACCAAGCAGTAGACTTACTCTTCGAAGCGTATACACTAACGGTTATCCAACTAGCTATGGAAATGCATTGACATTGGGTGGTGCTGGTGGCGGCGAATTAGTAATTGGCTGGAGCGGAACTACAGGAGCTCACGCTGATAATTATGTTCGTAGTCGCAGAGATACCGGTAATACCTGGAGTCCTTGGGCTAAATTAATCACTGATGTAAATTACAATTCTTATTCTCCTACTTTATCGGGCTCTGGTGCTACTGGTACTTGGCCGATCAGTATTAGTGGAAATGCTGTTACAGTAACGTCAATTACTAGCTCACAAATTACAACTGCTCTAGGATATACACCAGTTAATCCTAGCACATTGACTAACCAAGCTGGAACAACAGGCAGCTTTGGAAATATTGCGGCCACCGGTAACATTACTATTCAGAAAGCTAATCCTGCACTATTGTTAAATCACGTAAGCGGTCTTGACAGTGGAATAGAATTGGCTATTTCTGTTCAAGGCGAGGATTTTATTATCTACGAACCCGATGACGGAGATAGAGAATGGTTCAGAATCAATGATACTGGTTCTAACGGCCACGCAAGTGTCTACGGTAATGTCAGTTTAGATAGCAGCAATTATAATGATTATGCTCCAACAAAGACAGGTACTGGAGCAAGCGGTACTTGGCCGATTAGCATTAGCGGAAATGCTGCTACAGTATCTTCGGTATCTTCCGGACAAATTGCATCTGGTTTAGGTTACACACCTATTAGTAAATCTGGGGACACCGTAAACGGTGAATTAAATCTTCAAGATTATAATTTAAAACGTGCAACAATTATTGATTACAGTTTAGCTCATAATGCACTTGGTAGTGTGTCGGGCGGAACTACAGTTAACATGGAACTAGGAAACTATGTTTCAGCCACAGCAGTTGGGTCAGTAACATGGACTTTTGCCAATCCTCCAACAGGCTCTAGAGCAGGTAGTATTATTTTAGAGTTAACCAACGGCGGAGCCTTTACTCAGTACTGGCCGGCAAGCGTACGGTGGCCGAGTGGATCTGCTCCAAGCCTAGCGGCAGCGGGTGTCGATGTTCTAGTATTCATTACAGATGACGGTGGCTCTAATTGGAGAGGTGCAATCTCTATGGGCGATAGTAGATAATATGTTAGCATTAGAAAAAGTTTTACTGAGCAGTGCTTATTATTATAGGCCAAAAGCTCAGGGTCAACAAGAATTTACCACTCCTGGTACATATACATTTATTGTTCCTGCAAATGTTGAATCAATTTCAATGGTAGCTGTTGGAGGTGGTGGCGGCGGAGCACAAATTTCTGATGACGGTGGTGGCGGCGGTGGCGGTGCGTTGGCTTATTCTAATAATGTATCAGTTACTCCTGGCGAGTCTTTGACAATTGTAGTAGGCACAGGTGGAGCTCCGGGCGATGGTGCTGGTACAGCAGGCGGAACTTCAAGTGTCACAAGGGCCGGAACTACATCTCAGGTATACGATGCTTTTGATACAGCTGGAAATCTTGGAAATAAATGGATTAGCAGTCGAGGAACTAGTATTAAATTATGGGGCACCGGCACTGGAATTTTAGGAGGATTCGCTTCTAGTGGAATTTCGGGTAGTACAGGATATCTACGATTTGGTGACGAATTGGGGGGATTTAGATCAGCTACTACTCAACCACAAGATTTAACATACGCCTCTAAAATTAAAATCAAATACATATATGGTAATAACCTTAATGGGGGAGAAGAACCCGATGCTGGCGAATATCTTGGCATAGCTGTGTCATTGAGTTCAGGAAATTCTGGAGATAATACAGGATATACTATATTATCTGCAGGTCTAGCAGTAGTAACGTCTTGGACGGATATTGAAGTAACAATTCCTTCATTATGGAAAAAACCTGGAGTCTATATAAGATTTTTTCAAGCAGACTCGAGCGGATCAATTTTTGATCATATTGGCGTAGATAATTTTATAATACAATATTCTGGAAGAACATTGGTAGCCGCCGGTGGCGGCCAACCAGGAGTTGGTTCTCGTGGAGGAAATGGAGGAGTACCTGCAATCAGTACAAATGATGCGTATGCGTCTTCAGTTGTAATGTTACTGACCGGCGACGGTGCTGACGGATCAAGAAATTTTGTAGATTCATCAAATAATCCAAAAGTAATTTCAAATTTTCAAGATCTTGCAGGCAGAGGTTACCCCTTACAAACTACTCGCTTTCAAAAGTTTGGTTCCGGAAGCATAGACTTCAATGGAGTAAGTTCCTTTTATGTGAACGGTGGTACTGATTTTGTTCTTGGCGGCGACTTTACTATCGAAGGATGGTTATGGGTAAACAACGAAAATGAAGGCTATTGGCAAACAATTTGGGAATTAAATGATTACAGAAATGGAATTTTATTCCGTTTTGGATCATCAAATGATAATTTTTATGTTAACGGCGTTTGTAGAATTCCTCGTATAGTTCCAAGTTTTCCTAAATTACAATGGAATCATTTTGCTGTTGTAAGGTACGGTTCTACAGTTACGGTATACGCTAACGGAACATCAATTGGTAGTTTTACAGAAACAGGAGTAATTAACAGTGGCGGTGGCCCGTTGCGTATAGGTGAATCAAATCATACAGGAAATCAATTTTCACCTCCTATGTACCTAGATGAATTTAGAATTACAAAAGGCGTTGCAAGATACACTGGAAATTTTACTCCTACATCTACATCTTTTAGCGATACAACATCATTAACAAATTTTCCAGGGAACCAAGGCGGCAAAGGCGGAAACGGAACTAATTATTATGGAGGATCAGGATCTGCTGGTGGAGGTGGTGGAGCAGGTGGATATACCGGCCCTGGCGGTGCAGGTGGAGATGCAAGCGGCAATCCTTCGTATAGCGGAACTGCATCTGCTGGAGGCGGCGGCGGCGGCGGCACAGCAGACGGAAGTAGAGCATATGGCGGTGGCGGAACTGGCATTAAAGGTATTTCAAATAACGGTACAGCAAGAGGAGGTGGCGGCTCGTCTTATAATGCTGTTACTGATTTTATATCTTCAAACATAAACACACAAGTTGACCTATATCCAGTTGATTTATCCTGGGCCTGGGGCAATTTTATTAATACGTATGGAGTTTGGACAAATCAAAGAACCGCAGACGACGGAACAACAAAAACAATTAATCGCGGATTTTATGCTCCCTATACAGGTACTTATACTATTGAATATTCTGCAGACATCTACTTAAATTTTAAAGTTGATGGTATTAGTAGAGCTATATCGAGAGCAACATATGGTTCGTCTGAAACTGCAAAGATACAGATGACCCAAGGTATTAGAATTTTAACACTTGAAGTAAGTAACGACGGTGCATCTGGTTCTTGGTATATAAACCCTGCAGGTTTTGCACTGACAATTAGAGATGCATCAGGAGCGTTACTTTGGGATACCAGAACCTATGCTTCAAAAAATTCAGTTAATCAAGCACTAAAATCTGTTGCCGCAGGCACTAACGGAACCCAAGCCGACGGAGGTTTTCCGGGAGGTGGAGGAGGAGGTCATGATAGTGGCCGTACAGCAGGCTATGGCGGCAACGGAGCGGTAAGAATTATTTGGGGATCAAATAGAAGTTATCCCTACAATGCTAATGACGTTATACCTGTAACTGTAGCATCTACTACAGGGTTAATTTTACATTACGATGCTGAAAATATTTCTTCGTATAGTGGCGGCGGCACAGTATACGATATATCAGGAAATTCTAACGATGGAACAATTAGTTTGGGGTATGCTCCTGCCACTGTTCCTAAGTTAGGTTCTAACAAGGTTATTAGATTCCCTGCAACAAATACAAAGATAGATTTCAATGCTAACGAATTAACTTCGACAATAATTACAGTTGAAATGTGGGCAATAGCATACAGTTTTGCCGGCGGCATGTTTTTTGGATTTAATAGACACGATGTTTATACTTATGGAACAGCTTTAGGATATAACACAAATAACGGCGATGTTTATGGAATTTCTACCACCAGGATAACAGCATTGAATATTACTGGGCGATGGACTCATTATGTATTTGTAATGAATGCTGGTGATTATACTAAAAATAAAATTTATATTAATGGAACGTCTGAAACATTAAGCCAACAGCGGTCTTCTCAGATTGCTACAAATGCAAATTTTAATAATGGAGTTGGTAGGATAGGAGGTTTCCTAGCCAGCAATGATTATCCTCAAACTATGGATCTCGGAGTATTCAAGATTTATAATAGAGAATTAACTCAGGCTGAAATTACTACTAATTATAACGAAAAGAAAACTCAATATAGTACTCCGGTTTATTACGCAGGCCTTTGGGGTAAAAGAGTCAACGGATATTACAACGACGATGTTAATTATTTTGCCAGTCAGGCAGTAGTTGAGGCTAGGGCAGTAACTGATTTTCCAGGATTTAGTTCTTATAGCAATTATTATAGTTGGGAATTCAAAGGTTATTTTAGGGCTCCTGCTGACGGCACATATACATTTGCAACAACATCAGATGATGCAAGTCATCTCTGGATAGGCGACACAGCAGTATCGGGTTTTAGTACAGGTAATGCCTTAGTAAATAATGGCGGACTCCACGCCGCAAGATATGTTCAGGCTTCTGTTAATTTATTGGCCAATGTTTATTACCCTATTCGAGTTCAATTTGGCGAAAATGCCGGACAAGATGTGTTGGCAATCTACATATACGGACCAACAATTCCGACGGATCCAGAAACAGGTACAACTTCAAACGGAAATGGTTATTTCTTCCACGATGATACCAACAAACTTTAACAGGAAAAGACAATGTTACTTTATATCAAAATAGAAAACGAACAACCAGTGGGGTACCCATTGACTGTGCAGACTATACGGGACTTGTATCCTAACATTTCATTTCCGTCAATTATAGACTCTGCCGAATTATTAACTTTAGGATATGCAGAATTTCAAAGAACTGAACCTCCACTAGCAGGTTTACTGCAAAAAGCTGTAGAATTAACCCCAGTTTTTGATGGCACTAAAGCTGTTCAAACTTGGGAATTACAAGAAATGAGCAATCAAGAAAAAGCAGATGTAACAGCAAATGCTTTAATTGCAGCTAAAAGTGTACAAAAAAGCAAGTTAGCAGATTCTGATTGGACCGAGTTACCTAGTGTGCAGGCTAAAAAAGACCAGGCATGGAAAGATGCATGGGCTGCTTACAGAACATCACTGCGAGACGTTGATAAACAAAATACATGGCCTCTAGCTCCTGTATGGCCGGTAGAGCCTATAAACGATATAGGGGAGCCGGAACCCGAATAACTCTAGTGCGATAAATATTAGATAAAGTTTAGGTAGCGAAAATATGGCTTATCAGATTGACAGGTATAACGGTACGTTTTTAGTTTCAGTTGACGACCAAACAGTTGACAGTACAACTACGGATCTACGCTTTGTGGGTCGTAATTACAGTGGTTACGGTGAGATTGAAAACGAAAATTTCCTGCATCTGCTAGAAAATTTTGCAAATTCTACTTCTCCTCCTAAAGCAATATCGGGTCAATTGTGGTACGACACTAGCACTAAAAAGTTAAAACTTTTTGACGGAACAATATTCAAAGTTGTAAGCGGTGCAGAATCGAGTGCTACAGCACCAGTCGGATTGGCCGCTGGAGATTTTTGGTACGATAATCAAAATCAACAGATTTTTGTATGGACAGGTGCTAATTTTACTCTTGTGGGCCCAGAGAAAACTCCAGTCTACGGACAAACTTCAGCAGCACCTGCGGCAGTAAAAAGCGTAGACGGCAGTACATATAACATTGTTAAATTACAAGTAGACGGTCAAACAATTGCTATTGTTAGTAATTCTAATTTTACTCTAAGTAATTTAGCTAATCCCATTGACGGATTTGATACCATTCAGAAAGGTATTAATTTTTTAAATTCTAATGCAACAACCGGCGTTACTAGCTCAGAATATAGATTTTGGGGAACAGCCGCTAATGCAGAACGTCTTGGTGGTCTAACAGTTGATAAATTTTTAAGAGCCGATACAGCATCTTTTGGTCAACAGGTTAGTTTTAAAGATGCTGGTCTAGTTATTGGTGACGGTGCCGATATGCGATTACGCATATTAGATGGTAGTACTCCGTTAATTGAAAGTTATTTTAATCAACCAATTATACTTAGAATCAGCAACGACGGTGGAAATATTAAAGATGTTGCTGTTGTTAGAACTACAGGTATAGAACCGGGATTAACAACTACCTACGATCTAGGATCAGTAGCAGCAAAATGGAAAACAGTTAATGCCGAGTCGGTTAAAGCTACGACATTTTACGGTAAATTGATTGGAGAAGTTGAAAGTACTAATACAGGGGTACCTTTAAACTTTAATTCTGTAGTAATTAGTGGTGCATTTAATCATACTTCTGCATCAGACAATTTTAACATTACTTTATCCGGCACAGCCAGTGCAACACTAGTCTCGGGTGCAGTTGGATCAATTAATAATTTTAATATTGGTACTACTACACGGGGAACCGCAGCTTTTACTTCTTTAACTGCCAGCAGCCCAGTAACATTTACAAATACAACAGCCGCAAGTTCTACTACAACAGGTGCATTAGTTGTAACAGGTGGTGCAGGAATTAGCGGTCCAATTTATGTGGGCGGCGATAGTAGATTTACCAGTACAGGGGGAATAGGTATTCCTGCAGGTACTACAGCACAAAGACCAGGAATACCTCCAGTGGGAATGATTAGATACAACACAACTATAGCTGAATGGGAGGGTTGGGATGGTTCAGAGTGGAGATTAATAGGAGGAGATGCTGACGAAGATTACGGTTTAATTACTTCATCAGTAGATTCCTTTACCGATTACGGCGGAATACTATAATATTTGGAGTTTTTATAAATGGCAAAAAGAATACAATTTAGAAGAGGTACAACTGCACAGCATGCCACCTTTATTGGAGCAGCTGGCGAACTTACCATCGACACCGATAAAAATGTAGTTGTCGTGCATAACGGTGTAACTCCAGGCGGTTTTCCTGCTAACTTGGGAGCGAGCCCAACATTTACAGGTACATCTACTTTTAGTGGTCCAGTTAGAGCTACGGCAGCAACAGCAAGTACATCGACTACAACAGGAACTGTAGTAGTTACAGGGGGTATGGGTGTAAGCGGAGCAATATTCAGCGGAAGTTTAACCACAACAACACTTACTGAAACTTCGAGTATTGCATTAAAAGAAAATGTTAATCCTATTACTGATGCATTAGACTTAGTCTGCAAATTGTCAGGTGTAACCTACGATAGAAAAAATTCAAACATTAAAAAAGAATCTGGATTAATTGCAGAAGATGTAGTTAAGGTTTTACCTAATGTTGTTACCTCTGACGAAAAAGGAAATCCTTACGGAATTAATTACACTAAATTAATAGCATATCTAGTTGAAGCAATTAAAGATCAGCAACGTCAAATAGATGACCTAAAGAAAAAGGTATAAAATGGCATATCAAGTAAACAGATTTAACGGAACGTTTTTAGTTTCTGTTGCCGACGGCACAATTGATTCGACAACCAATGTAAGATTTGTTGGTAAGAATTACGCTGGTTACGGCCAAGTTCAGAACGAAAACTTTCTTCATCTTATGGAGAATTTTGCAGGCTCAAGTCAGCCTAGTAAACCAATATCTGGACAAATTTGGTACGATAGTACAGAAAGAAAAATCAAAGTATACGACGGTACACGCTTTAGATTAGTAGGCGGTGCCACAGCTAGTGCTACTGCTCCTTTAGGATTGGCTTCTGGAGAGTTTTGGTTTGATACTCTATCCCTGCAATTATACTGCTGGACCGGAAGTGAATACACATTGATCGGTCCCGAAAGTCCTAGCACTCTTGGAGAAACCAGCGTTACGGCTTATACAGTCAAAGATAACGGAAATGAAAACAGAACTATTGCTAGAATTAAAGCAGGTGGTACAGATATTGCCGTTATAAGCAAAGATACATTTGTTTTAAGTGATGCAGATAAAACTAATCTTCCAAATTTTGGAAGAATCAAAAAAGGTATTACCCTTGTAGGCACTGACAACGACGCAGGAACAACAGCAGTTTCGTCTGGAGCAGTTATATGGGGTACTTCTTCGGCTGCTTATAGACTTGTTGACGTTGATGATAATTCAATCAGCTATACAATTGATGATTTTGTTTTAAAGAGTCAACCTATATTTTCATCTCAAGCAGATTTTAGCAGCAACGGTTTTACATTTACAGCCGGTGGTGCTGTTAAGGCATCTATAAAGTTAGAAGATTCTAGCGACATTGCAATTCAAAATGAAAATGCTTCAAACATAAAATTAAAAATCAGAGTCTCGTCTTCGGATATCAGAACCATTGCTAAAGTTACGTCTACATCTGTATTACCGGGTGTAGACAGTGAATACAATCTAGGCAGTGATGCAATTAGGTGGTATCAAATCTATGCTGACAATTTTGTTGGAGCCCTAACAGGTACACTAACCGGTAACGTTACAGGAAATTTAACAGGCGACACTGTGGGAACACATACCGGAGCAGTAGTTGGAACAACAGTCAGTGCCAGCGGTGGCTTTGTTGGAAACTTAACTGGTAATGCCACAACTGCTCTTAGTGCAAATAGACTAAACAATCTTGAAGGTAGTGAGTCCGCAACAGCATCAACTGTGGCCTTAAGAACAGTCAGTGGAAATCTTGTAGCTAACCAGTTTATTGGAACAACAGATAAATCGGATAGATTAAAAATTGATAATGATGCCGCCGATAGCGGAGCCAGTAGTTATAAGTCTGCAAAGACTACACCTACACCTAATACTATTGCTGCGAGAGATTCAAACGGCGATATTAGAGCAGTTTATTTTAGAGGCACAGCAACAGCAGTACAAGGTGCTGACCTAGCTGAAAAATATCTTGCAGACAAAGAATACGAAGTTGGAACAGTTTTGGTTATTGGCGGCGAAGCAGAAGTTACAGCCAGTGTATGGGTAGGGCAGCGTGCCGTTGGCGTAGTAAGTGAAAAGCCTGGTCTAGTCATGAACGAAGAACTTGAAGGCGGCGTCCAAGTAGCATTAAAAGGGCGTGTGCCTGTAAAAGTAGTCGGCCAAGTTCGAAAAGGTGAAAGATTAGTTGCAGCCCCCGACGGATGTGCAATGGCAGTAGAAGGATCTAATCCGGATACTTTTGCTGTTGCTCTAGAAACTAACTTAAATACTGAAGTAAAAATTATAGAAGCATTAGTACTATAAGGATAAAAAATGGCAGGATCAGGAACTACAGCCCTTGCATCAGATGTTGGAACACCGTACAGCACAGGTGTTAATGTTATGGGAACAGGGTCAGTTAGCCGAGGTTACGGACAAACTACTTTTGGTACAACAAAGAATGTAGGTGACACTATTGGGGCAAATGATTTTAATAATATTCGTTATGATTTATTAAATGCTAGTGCTCATCAAAACGGTACAGCCGCAGCATTATCTTTGGCAGGAAACGTAACAGGAGGAACAATTAACACAACTGATCCGAGTGCATTTGGTACCTATCAAGCTACAGTAGATTCTGATAGATTTAATTGTCATTCGACACGAAAGACCACAGCGTCTGCTGGTTCTGCTAATAGAACTAGTGCTTGGTCTAGTACAGTTTCAGCTACATATACTTTGAATTTTAATTCAGCAAACGAAGCTAGATATTTTTGGAACGGCGGAGGCCGAATCAGAATTGCTAGTTCTAGAACTGGAGGAGCGGCCAGTTCTCAAAATACTTCTTGGAGTAACCTATTGAGTTCTGCCGGTACTCAGGAATTTGGCGGGATTGCAGTATACGGTTGGGGAACTTCGGGGACTAGTCTTTATTCTGTATCTAGTTCTGCTCCTTACGCATCTAATACCTATTCTATAGCTGCACGAACTAATGTAAGTAATGCATCGGGCGGTGCATCTGTATTTTATTTTGATATAGTATGGAGCGATCCTTATTCTGATCCTAGTCCAGGTAATCCTCCAGCACCTGAAGACGTCGTTGACGGTACTTTAAGTTATTCAGTAGAAATTACATATCCAACAGGCGGGCATTCTTTAACTCCCAGCGGAACATCGCCCAGCTATTCCTATTCGTCTTACAGTGCCGGAAGCATAACCGGCGGATAATATTTTAAGCTCCGATCTTAGCTGGTAAATAATCAGCTATGTTTATTTGGAGATTCCATGGACGAAAGATTATCTAAGGCTTTAGATTTTGCAAATTATCGACAGACTCTAGCCATTCAAAGAAAAACTCTCAAAGAAAAAATTGATGCAAAGTTAACCTACGGCCACAGCGGCGGCCTCTTTAAAATAGATAGAGAATTAATTGTTTTCGCACAAATGTTAATTGATCAGGGTCGGGTAGAAAACGTACCTTTAATAGATGAAAACGGAAATCCAGTACTTATAGCTAATTTACAGGAATTTAAAGACGAGATAATTGATAGGTATTTTACAGCTACCTACGAATACTATGAAAGTTATCAAAAAATTAAAACCAGTAGAACAGTTGAAAAGTTATTGGAAGTATGACTCGCGGTGTTTTAATATTTGCTCATAATAGTCCTGATATTGATTATGGATTAATGTCTATAATTGCAGGGGGTCTTGCCAAAAAAAATCTAGGTGTTCCTGTGAGTCTAGTCACTGATCTTGGAACATTAAATTGGCTTCAAGAATCAGGAATGATTTCTAAAGCACAAGAAGTTTTTGATAAAATAATAGAAGTTGAACGCCCGTATACAAAAAATGTTAGAAATCTTCATGATGGATTTGAAAGCAAGGTTGTTCCTTTTGTAAATTCAAATAGATATAGTGTTTGGAATCTTAGTCCTTATGATCAAACATTATTAATTGATAGTGATTATTTAATTTTTTCTAAAAATCTTAATCAGTATTGGAATATTGATTCGCCTGTAATGATGGCTTATGGTATGTCTGACCTTACAGGCGAACGTAACGGCTTACTTGACAATCGAGTCAGCGAAACTGGAATTCATATGTTCTGGGCAACAACAGTAATGTTTAACAAAAGTCCAGAAAGTGAATTCTTTTTTAAACTGGTAGATTTTGTCAAAGACAATTATATCTATTATGCTGATTTATTTCGATTTAGCCCTAAACAATTTAGAAATGATATTGCATTCAGTGTAGCAAAGCACATTATGAATGGATTTGAAACAGAATTCACATATTCTTTACCTTCTATTTTAACAGTATTTGACAAAGATATTTTACACAGCATCAACAAAGATACGCTGACATTTTTAGTTAGTCAGCCTCAAGATGTTTCTGCATTTTGGGCTGCTACAACCAAAGGCGTTGACGTTCATGTTATGAACAAACAAAGCATAATCAGAAATAAAGATAGTTTGCTGGAGTTGATATGAACTTCGGTTATCTTATATTTGTAGCAGATCATCCCAATGTTGACTATATGAAGCTGGCTTATGCTGCGGCGTTGAGTATTAAAAACACTCAGAAAGAAGGTTATGATCGAGTAGCTTTAGTTGTTAGCAATAAATCTCTACTAGACAACTTAAAAAGTCCTTGGGTATTCGATCGAGTAATAGAATGGAAAGAACAGAAACATTGGGACGGGCGTTCTTGGATGGACCAATTAACTCCGTGGGAATATACAGTTTGTATTGATGCAGATATGTTATTTCTAAGAGATTATAGCCATTGGATTGATTATTTTATAGAAAATACTGAACTATACATAGCTAACAAAGCCTATACATACAGAGGAGAAGTTATTACTAATAATGCTTATCGAAAGGCATTTACAAAAAACAATCTTCCTAATCTTTATTCTATGTGGACATTTTTTAAAAAAAATGCAGCGAAAGAGTTTTTTCAATTAGCTAGAGAAATTTTTATAAATCCGCAAGAATTTAAAAATTTATATTTGAACAATCACATTCCTAAGGTTATTGGTACAGACGAAGCCTTTGCATTGTCTGCAAAATTATTAGATATTGACAGTGAATTAGCATATCCTTTAGAATTTCCTAGACTCGTACACCTAAAACCTTTAGTTCAAAATTGGCCTTGGGACGCAGAACGTGTAACTGATCAAGTAGGATTTTATTTAAAAAGTAATGGCGAATTAAAAATAGGAAATTATAGACAAAGTGACATTGTACATTATGTTGAAAAAGATATCATAACTGATGAATTTATTAGTATGTTAGAGGAGATAGCATGGAAGAAAAACTAGACCTTCCGTTGTTTGACGAATGGATTAAAAATCTAACTCCTCCTGAAGAAACTTTCTTTTTTGAATTTGATGATCAGGGAAATGTAATAGCTTTACATCCTGGTCAAACTGTTGGTACAATTAAAAATAAAATTCAAATTGATAATTCTATAGCTGATGCTATTTACGAACGCGGTGAAACTCTCAGGCATTATAAGATTGATTTGTCTACAGGAACCGTAATAAAAGCAAGTCTTAATTCTATTACTGGTCTGAGAAAAATAGACGATGTTCTTCATAGAGTTATAGACAGGCGTTGGACTAATATTACTAAACCAGATATTTCTATCGAATATAACAAGAAAGAATCATTATTGACATTTAAAATTAATCCTTTGCTAAAAACAATAGAATGGCAAGGAGATCAAGAAATGATTTTTTTAATAACTGAATATAATGATCCTAATGTACTACAGGAAATGATAAACATTAATGTTAATGAGTTAGTTGCGTATCCTCATAAGATAAACATTAATCTTCCTGAAAAATTTAGCATTTATACTCGCAGACTTTTTGACAAATATACTTTTGAGATAGTATGAAGACCATTGAACTTGACGTTATATTTTTAAGCTACGACGAACCAAATGCAGATTTACATTATGCCGATCTGTGTAATAAAGTTCCATGGGCAAAACGTGTTCATGGAGTAAAAGGATCTGACGAAGCACATAAAGAGGCTGCTAGACAAAGTGAAACTGATTGGGTAGTTACTGTTGATGCTGATAATATTGTAGATCCTAGATTTTTTAATTTAGAATTCAATCCAAGTGATCCTAAAATACAAGTTTATAGTTGGTTAGCTCGTAATAAAATCAATGGTCTATTGTACGGAAACGGTGGTTTAAAAATATGGCGTAAAGATTTTATTCTTAATATGCGAACACACGAAGCTAGTGACAGTGATCGTGCTCAGGTAGATTTTTGTTGGGAAGANNAGTGAAACAATAATTACAGGATCGCCCTTTCAAGCCTGGCGTGCAGGGTTTCGTGAAGGTGTAAAGATGACACTTCTTGACGGTGTCCGTATTCCTGCAGATGAAATAAAGGAACGTATCTGGTGGCATAATCTACATAGACTTAAAATTTGGTCAACAATTGGTGCTCATGAAGAGAATGGTTTGTATGCCATATATGGTGCAAGATTAGGACAGTGGATGACTAATTGTACAGATTGGAATTATATTGATGTAAGAGATTTTGAAGTATTAAAAACTATCTATGAAGAAAATATTAATCATACATCTTTAGCAGAAGATATACAAGATTTAGGTTATCACATTAAAAAGGGTATAGGTTTTGAGTATCCTT